CTTAACCGCTATGTACCTACCCTTAACCCTACAGTCTATCTTATGATCTGACCCTATGGTATAGGTTACGGGGGTAGCATAGGTAACACCCTCAAAAGGCTGATTCTCAGACCCCACGCTTATATCCACTGTACCCGTTCCCTCTATTCTGGGGTATAGCCCTGTAACAGATTTTACCATATCTGTCTGACCAGCGTGAAGACCAGTTCTTTCCAAAGTTGTGGTAAAACCTGTACCGTCAAACGTAGTTCCTGAATCAGCTAGATACAACTTTGTATCGTTAGTTCCACATATTAGCAGAGAGTCGATGGCGGGGTTATACTCCTGCTGTGACCAACCTAGTGTAGAAGTACTCCACGTCTTTGTAGAAGCCGTCCATGTGTTTGTAAGAGCAGGATTGACCAAACCTTTAGCTATATACATACAGTTAGGTAACTCTCGCTGCGTCCAAGTATCGTCCCTATAGTTCCAGATAAGCGCACGATCAGGAAATCCGTTTGTAGCATTAGTCTTTGGATAGCATATCCATACCTCGTTCTGGATTTTATTATGTGCTAAGAACGTCCTATGGAAGTTTGTAGTGTCTATCTCCGAAAACAGAAGTGTTTTCATCTTATCGTCTATGACGCTGGTAATCTGATTGCCGTTGTGGGCCACAACATCGTTGGTACTCATTAGAACGTGCCTACCATCCCCTAGGTCTACAACCGCATCTCTGGCAAACAAACCTGTGTCCTTAAACTTCTCCCTGATGTTAAAGGTAAAAGACCCACCTACATAGTTAAGACTGTATACACTATCTTCCTTATATATGATAAGCTCGTTACCTAGTTGAACAGCGTTGAGCAAATGACCTTTAGTACCGCCTAGAGTAGTCTCCGCTGCTTCTGAAGCTGTACTACTAGTTACCCAAGTATTAGCACCATTAGTGGCAGCACCTTCTGGTATAGCGTCACTCCAGCGTATAGAGTAAGGTTTCTCAGTACTGCTATCTGTTAAGTTTAATGCTACCAAATGGTTCTTAAAGGGAACGATAACTTTACATCGTAGCGTAGCAGGCCAGTTAGGTAAATCTGTGAATAGTGAACCAGCTTGAGTGAAGCTTTGCGGAACATCTATTCCGTTATTAGCCACAAGAACACCGCCCAGAACCGCGCCTTGCCAATTGTTTGTGGTACTGGCTATGGTAGTGTATGCACCGCTAGAGCGGGTAACAGCAGCGTGAGTAGTGCCTGTAATCTTGTGTAGCGTTGTCAATCCACCGTATATCCAGAGAGAAGTACCCCCTTTATCCCACTCTATAGCCCAATAGGGAGCAACTGTTGGAGTACCAAGCACCTGGGAGTGTCCTGTTATGGTTCCAGCCTTCCTATCTACAAACCTAGCATTAACTACCTCATCGAAAAAATGCGGGGGCATATCATAGGGAGACAAGTCTTTGTTATACGAAAAACCAGCCTGAGTGCCGTTAATGTCGTGCATCTGTTTAGCCATCAGCCTGACCCCGCTGATGTCTGTGCAGGCCAAGTAGTAGAGTCGAACTCTTGTAGGCAGATATAGTCACCGTCCTCGTGCAGTATATTACCGCCCGATTCCTGCACCAAGTCAAACTCATCGTATACCCAGTTTGTTTCAGGCATTAACCATAAGCTCCTCTACGAACCATAGCACCAGGATCACCTTGAGTAGTCATGGTCATCACTGTACCACCATATCTAGCCGCATCTTCAGCCGCTTTAACTTCTCCTAAAGTTTGCTGGTATAGTCCCATGAACCGCTGTAACTGCTCCGTATCGTTTAAGTAAATAGCTCCTTCTAGACAAGCTCCAAACAAGTATAGCTCTGGAAACTCTGTAAGTATCAGATTTGTAGTATTAGCATCTGATAAAGTCTCAAGCTTTTTGAAGTAGTTTATATTGATCGTATAAGCTGCATCAGGAGTAGGACCAAGTTTGATGTCCTTACCTAGATTAGTATACGCCCTAGGTTTACCGCTAGTGTAAGCCCCGTACTCCCTACTGAGCGACTCTGGAGACAAGTATTCTAACGAGTAACTGCTGCTTGCCGTATCGTAGGTAATGTTTCTGAGTTCTATAAGATCATTAGGTAAGTTATAGAAAGCAGTGCTGGCAGTTGTAGTAGTCTCTGCGCGGGTAAGGTTAGTCCTTACACGCAAGTCTCTGTTTAGCCTGTTTTCAGTAAGTGTTACGAAATCAGGTATCACAGCGTCCAAATCGTTGCGGTTAAGGTAGTTTGCAACACTTGTCTTCAAGTCTGAAAAGGTAGCTAGGCTCACTTGCTAAATCCTGCTGTTATGGGTACGGAGATAAGCATACTCTGGATCGTTCAAAAGTTGTTTAACCTTTGGCATATGATCTTTATTCATTACATCTATGCCTAGCTCAGTTCTCCACTTCTCTATAACGATAAGAGGAATACTGGCAACTTTACGCATACCCATAGGAGCTTTACTGGTATCGTAGAGAGAGTCTCCGTTAATTTCCTTTTTATTCATGTCGAGCAAAGGCTGTACATCTTGTGTAGAGTGTACTACACCTTTATCATCGGTATGATCGTATCTGAAATTTCTTTTGATTGGGTCACTCACTATCCAATCTCCTCAAAAGTGGGAGAGGCCGCTAAGACCCCTCCCGTAGTTGAACAGTCTAGCTAAGATCGTAGACCGCGCCGTGTGCCTTCTCGTTATCTACCTGTAAGGTATATTCAACGATAATAGCACGTTGCTCACCATCAGAAGTAGAAGCTACTTCCCTCTGGTTGAACGGACGTAGATAAGCTAACTTGTAGTACTCAGGATCAAGAAGCCATACATCCCTAGACCGTTGGAAACGGTTAGGAACAACAGCCATTTCACCAAAGTCGGATACATAGATATCCATACCACCGATTATACGACCATCTGCCGTATCAGTCCAGTTAGAAACGCCACTAGACCCGCCTACGCCCACAAAGCTAGAGAACGTCTGCTTCTGAGCAGGAGCCATCATCAAGTACTTGGTGTTGGCACCGTTGTTATAGGCAAGAAGAATAACGGCTTTCAGCAGTGTTTCCGTGAACGCACGTTGCGTACCATCGGTACGAACTGCACCTGCACCGCCAGAGCCAACTGCCGTACCACCAGAGCCAATACTAGCGTTGGTGGTTATCCAAGAAGTCAAACTCCCTAGTTTACGAACAGTAGAATCAGCGGTCATAGCAGTTTTACCAGTATTCGCGCCTATCAAGCTCGTTTCCATATCGCGCTTCAATTCAGCAGCACGTTTGGACATCTGGTACGCAAGTTCTTCCTTACGTCCAGCTTTTGACACGGCATCTAACGTGCCAGAAACCAGCGTAGTTTTCAAGCTGATCTGGCAGATATTACCAAGTCTAGTAGTTGCGGCAGGTTCAGCGGCAGTAAGCGTTGCACCTTCCTCGTTAAAGTTAGTAGCAACAGCAGTCGCAAGAGCGTCAGTCTGCCACTCGTGATTTACTGCAATAGCATCAGTCCTACCACCCATCGACATGAAGGGCGTTTCTGTAGGAGAGATGTCGTAAATTACATTCTCAAGGTCTTCTCTAAGACCCTTGGAGGAGAATGTAACGTATACTCCAGTTGGTTGTGCCATAGTTGGCTATCCTTTCATCAAGAGATCATATCCAGAAAAACATTTGCAGCATCTCTTGGATGTCCCGTCTTTGACAATCTCTGCCGTTTACCCTTTAAGGTACGCTGATTACGTTGCGTCTTACTCTCAGGAGTTCCCGACTTCAGAACTTTTGGAACCTTCTTAGAAACCTTTTTAACAGCCCCGTTCTTCGCTTCATCTTGTAGCATTGCTTTGTGCAATACTAGGACTACGCGATGATCGGCTATGTTATTTATATCCTGTTGGTCAAAACCAAGTCCTAACGCATAGTCCCTCAGTTTATCCCTTAAACCAGACTTAGGATCAGCATATTCAGGAAGTATTTCTTTAAGTTTTCCAGCTTCATGCTGCAAAATATCTTGCATCCTTACTGCGTGTTCCTGCTGGCTTTGATGCGCTATTCTAGTCTGTTCGGCCTTAACTTGAGCAGATTTTTCTCTTGCTTCTTGCAACTCCATGCGCTTTTCCATATAGCCCATAGGGTCAGTATCTTTAAGAGATGCCCAATCTATATCGTTAAGTTTTTGTACCTCTATATCTTGAAATTTACCAACATTTTCCAAAATATGTGAGTACTGTTGCCTTTCATTTTGAACAGCTTGTAGGTTGGCTTCGTAAGCTTTCCTCTGTTCTGCTAGAGATTGCGACTTGCGGGTGTAATCCGATTGCCGCTGATATCCGTTACGCAACTCGTCAAGACTGACCTCAAACTCTTCTCCATCTACCTTAACACGGTAGACAGGATCAGGGCTTGTTTCAGAG